CTCAACTAAACCCTTGTCATTTAAAACTTTTACTTTTTCAATCTTATCTTGTTCTAACAATGACATCAACGAAAATTTTAACGCTAATCTATTTCTATTCTCTTCATTGTTCTCAAAAGTGTATTTTTTCCCATTTTTTTCAATTTCAAGTGATTGATTCAAAAAATTAGATTTGGCTTCTGCTAAGTCTTTTAATGCTTTTTCTCTTAATTCTTTTAACTTTTTATTTAATAAATCATTATCGACTTTCCAAGCATTGCTATTTTTATCCCAGATACTCCAGTCATTTGGCTTTGTAACAATTTTTATTTCTTCATCTTTTATATATTGTCCATCTGATAAAACTATTATTCCTGCTTGAACCTGTTCTGAAATAGTCATTTCTCTAATTCTTCCATTTTCAATAATTGGATTTTTAATTTCAGAGTAGGATATAAAATTTTCCCCTTCTCTGTACTCGCTACAATATTTTAATTTATCAGCCTCAAATTTTTTCTGTGATGGTGCTAAAAATATTCCTATTATATTCCCTTTTTTATCGTATAAATATATTCTAAATCCTTCCATTCTCATTTCTCCTTTCAAAAATAATTCTGTGCTAATTTACGAATTTGTACAGAATTTTAAAAAATATTTATTGATTTTATTGACTTTGAACGTTTTGCCGACTTCAGCAGTTCGATAAAATTTGAAAGTTGGCCCAAAATAAAATTGCTTCAAAGCCCCTAAAAATCAGTGTTTAAATTTTTAAAATATAATAACAAATCGTACAAATTCGTAAATTTCTTTGCTATTTACTGTTAAAATCCAGCCTTTTTCCGAATTTCTAACAGTTTATTTTTTCTTTCCCTTGCACTTGTCTTTTTGACATAATGCTTCTTAGTTACATCTGTTCCGCTATGATTTGCAAATTCACTCGCCAGGTCAATCCCGGCTGTTTTTGCAATCAAGTTTATTGATGTTTTTCTTAACGAGTGTGGATATAGATTATCTATTCCCACAAGTTTTCCAATCTTTTTCACTCTGTCTCTAATCGTTGACTTGCTCATTTGCTTAAACACTCCGCTGTATTTTGTTATTAACAAGTATTCAACGTTGTCATTTCTACATCTCAACCACTCCCTTATCAAATTTACTGTTTCCTCGAATACAGCAAACTCCACAATCTTTTGTTCTTTTTCTACTATTCCAAATATTATTCCACCTTCTAAGTCAATATTGTCAATCTTAATCGATTGCAATGCTGATATTCTACAAGCTGTATCAATTATCAAATTAAATATGATTCTATCTTGTAAATCATATCGTTTATCCATTTCCATTTTGATATTAATCTCAATTATCTCTTTATTTGTAAGATAATAACTATTTCTCCGTTTCTCTACATCTGTAACTTTCAATCTATCAAGTTTATCCCTGAACGGATGTGTCGCTACCAAATCCCGCTTAACTGCCCAAATGTAGAAGCTGCTTATCGCCGTTATCTTGTTATTAATAGTCCTAGCGTTGTTTCCTTTCGCTTCCCTGCAATAACAGATATATCGCTCTAAAATACTCACAATAAACTTTAACGTCTCTTTACTCAACAAATAACGATTATTCTCATACACTCTTAAATACTCTACAAACTGTTTCATATTGTTCAAATATGTCTTGTAAGTCGTGTTTTTAGTTGCCACATTCTTTGCTATGCTACTGTTCAAATACTCCAAATAAATCTCCGCATTTCTTCCTTTCAACTCTTGCAATTCCATTTTTATCATCTCCTCTATAATGTCTTTAATACATTATAGACTGGAAAATTTATCTGAATTTGAAAGCATAAAAATTAATATTCCAAACGGATATATAAAATTTGTGAAAACAGGTAAGGCTGTTAATTGTTCGGTTTATCTAGAAAATTTAGTTTCTAGAATGTCTTATAAAGATGGCGATGTTATTTGCCAGTATCCCGAAAAATTTATTCCGAAGGTCGAATATATGGACATGGAGTTTGCCGTCATCACGGTCGAAAAAAATAATTTGACTGGGACTACAAGGCTAATCCCTTTACATCAAGGTATAACAATTTGGGGAGTTTCCGGTAAGGAATTTTGGCAGATAAAAGGAACTGCTAATTACTTCACTTCATAATTACTGGAAAATTTGTACAGCTTTGGAGACAATTTTATAAAAATAGGAAGGATTTTGATTCAATGGGGTAGTGTTTCGACATCTCGAAGCCGGTATACTTTGACTTATCCTGTACCCTACAAGAATACCCCTGCTATCACTATTTCAACGTGGGACACCGGTTCTTCAATTACTCATACTGGGCGAAGCAAAACTGAATGTCGATTTATTAGTACAAATAGCCAAATGGGATTCGACTGGACATTAATAGGAATTGTTTAATATCCTACTGCAAGATAAACAAAATTACCCGTTTCACCGCTGGTAAGGTTGCTTCCTGAAATTCTGTAACATTGAAAACTAAATCCATAATTATAAATATTTTTAATAAATATTAAGTTTTCCATTTCTTCGTTATAACCTACGTTTTGAACAAATACTCCAACACATTTTTTATTAAAAGATTTTTTGAAAGAATGTTCAAATTCGGCTGAGTATGTTCCAATTGAATTATTTCCAGTATTAAAAGTAACCTCCCCTGTTTTTAGTGTCAAATTATTCGTACTTTCGTATAAATTTTCCACTTTGTCTGAAAGTCCAACATTCGTAATATCCACAAATTTAGTAATGTCAAAACTTTTACTCGTATGATTTTGGATACATTTATAAATTTTCCCATCTGTTAAATCATTTATGTACCATTTCCCAGCTTCTTTGTTTTCAACTTTACTTACGTATCCACCTAAAGATTGTCCTATTGCTTGTTTCCAAGTTTCTGCATCTATCGCATTTCCTGTTTCTGTGCCGAATTTAACAATTCCAGCTTTTTCTGTTGTTGCGCTCGAAGTTTGACCATCGAGATGCTCCAATATTTCATACAACTTCATAAAATTCCTTGATACTTTTCTCAAATCAGCAACCGTGTCTAACTGAAATAACTCAAAAAGTTCGTTTTTAGTACTTGGCGGTACAAAAGTATTTTCATCTATATTTTTTATTAAATCTAATGTCGCTTGTTTCATTTTATCTCCTTTCAACTAATATACAATTTTTACATCATACCAAACTGGAATGACTCCATAAATCAATTCTAGCCAGTATTCCAAATATTCTTTATCTACAGCGGATGAATGGAAATTTATTACATATTGGAAATTATTCTTATCGTTCGTTATTGTTACGCTATCATTGAAAATAAAATACAACTTCATTGTATCTTCAAAATACTTTAGAGTGGTCGATCGCCTTAAAATTCTTTTTGCTATAATTCTGTTCATTTTAAATATTGTTGCCAAATTTTTACTTGAGACTAATCCATATTTTCCCTCTAATTTTTCCAAAATTTCGCTTCTTGCCGTTGTAAATCTTCTGTTTTTTATTAAAGTTCCTATTTTAAATTCCAATGATTTTAGCTCGACATCTGCAAAATGAAATATATCCTGAATGAGAGATGAATTTCTGAATATTCCTGGAAGTGATTTTATCATACTGTTATAATAATCATTTTTAGCAAGATTATACATAACATCCGCATAATCATCATCATATACGAAGAGTATTGGAAATTGCTTCTCAGTAATCTTTTGCTTAAAATTTACATAGTCATCTAATCCTACAAAGAATGAAAAATCACTTACTGTATAATTCAATAACTCTAACGCTGTCATTTCAGATAATTTTTTGGTGTGTTTAACAAAATTAGCCGTTTTGGGATTACTTTTAATCGTAGCAAACTCTTTATCTCTACCATCATTTACAAAATCCCTCACATAGAAATTTGATAATTCATTTTCACTAAAATTATCTTTAATATATTCGGTTGACTTTTGGTGTACATTTTTTGCCATTAGTTTCTAAATCCAATCACATAAAAATTTTTGGCTATTTCATACTGCATTAAAGCGTAAATTATAACCTCATCTCTTGCGTCAAAAGTAGCATAATTTATTAAATTTCCACCAGTTATTGAATCATAAATCCCAATTCCTATTACACGCCCCCAGTCTTCCCTTGCTTCAGGAAACTTTACTGAAGCTAAGTTACTTGTTTCATTCGATGTCGTTGACCCAAAATTTATAGCCCTTCTTGCATATGAAGCTGAAACAAGCTCTGTAGCATTTTCTTTTCCATTTTCTCCCATTGTAACTGCTGTCAAAAGCCCAGCATAATATGTTTTGCCTTCAAACAGTGTATTCAATATTTTAGCTTTTGCTCCTAATGTGAATCCGCTCATTTTTCCTCCTAAAATTAATCTAAAGTTTTTAGCGTTATATTTAAAACACTTATTAAATCTTCATCTTCCAATATAATATCCTCTTTAGTGTTATTAATATCTATGTTTGAAATTTTCTTAAATGCTTTTATTTCTAACAACTTATCAATTACTTCCGCATAATAAATTCTGTTCTCTTCAAATAATTTATCTAAAAACACTTGATTTAAAATATTTTTTGTAAGTTCAATCGCACTTTGCTCATTGTATTCTTTGTTTAATATAGCTTCAAATGTAAGACTTATACTTTTCTCTTTGATAGTTTTTACCGTAAATTCCGCGTCTGTTATAATTTCATTATCCAAATATGTTTTTATATCGTTCAGCTCTTCATCTTTTAATTTTATCCCAGCTTCGCCAATTCCAATGATTTTAGCTGTCCCTTTACCATTCCATCTTGGAATTACTCTTAATTTCTTTACATTCTTAAATTTATTTAGTATCATTTCTTTAATCATATTTGCATTGTAATTTACACTTGGAACCGATAATATTTTTTTTCTTCTCTCTCGTAATTCTGCATCATTCTCTTCGTCTGTTCCATCTGAAATAATATTAAGATTTTCTACTTTTTCAAGTCCGACATAACTTTCAGAGAATTTATTTATTTCTCCGATTCCGCAATTTCCAATTTTTCCAGCGATGTTTGCAACAACATTAACCTCACTATATCCAACTGTTCCAGTTTCTTTGTATGCTACTATTTTCGATTCAGCAATAGTGTATGTGCAATTATTACTTGCTACTATCATTCCTTTTTGAATCAATGCACCACTTGTCCCATAAATTCTAACTGTTCCAGTCGCCGTAGTTGCTTTTTTCCTAAAGATATAGTCTTCTTTACAAATGCTGTCAAGATAAATGCCTTCAGCCGTATCGGCATTGTAGTTCTTTGACATTTCATCATATAATTTCTGTTGCACAATTAATTCCGTAGAAAATGCTCTCACAATATCCGCCGTAAAACTTCCGGGAGTGTCATTGTACTTAATCATAAAATCGCCATTAAATATATCTGATACCAAGCTATTTATATCATTTTCATAGACATCTATATCTTTTCTAGTTACCATTTCTTCACCTTCTTCCGATTAAAAATCTTTAAATTCAATTGTTTCAGAAATGTTGAGCATTTCTTTTTCTCCGCCTTTTAACACTATATCGAACTCAAAACTTAGTTTATCTTCTTTAAATTCAGAATAATAATTTATAATTGATTTTATATAATCGTGTTCTTTCAATGCAGATATTATCTCTCTTTTAATCTCACTTTGAGCATAATCTTGATACAGGGGATTTATGCCTTTGTACTTGTTAATTCCTACGCCAAATGGAAATATATCCTTATAGTACACTCTCCAAGCATTTTTAGTAACAATCAAACATTTAATAACCCATTGTTTGACAATTTCCTTTTTTGTTGTTAAAAGAACCGGGGTTCCTTTTTCATAAACAAAATCACCTTTTTTAAAGTCCCATTTCAAATCAAAATAAACTTCAGAATTGTCGTATTCCAAATTCTTGGTATTAGAATATATATCAAGAGCTGTAATCGCTGAATTAGGTAACATCTTATCCACCTGCCTTATTATAATAATAAGCCTTGTCTACCAAATAAAACTTTTTCTGATTTTTAAATTCATTTAAGATAACTTCATCTCCAACTTTTAATTCATCAGTCCACTTATTTGTTCCGCTAGCTTTATATGTCCCTTTTGCTGCTATTTTATTATGTGTGTTTCCGCCAGAATCCATATTCTCACTATCAGTCACATCTATTTCAATATTGCCTTCAACTTCAAATTCTCTGGTGTATCCTGCTACTTTTTCAAAAGCTACAACAATTCTATCCGCCTTTAATATTATTCTTTCATCAATTTGAACTTCTAAATTTGGAGGTGCTTTTACAACTTTTCCCAAAAAAGGCCCATTCCAATCAGGGTTTCCAAAATTCTTCCTTAAAATCCGAGCTAAATTATCAAAGGCCTTATTCGGTTCTGAATGTTTTGCTTCTTCAGGTTGCAACATTTCTTTATCCATAAAAATCACTCGCTTTCTTCTTCATTTTCTTCCAATTCTGCTACTAAATTTAAAGTTAAGCTCATAAAATATATTCCCATTCCGTAAAAACTGTATTTTTGACTAAAATTATGATTCACACTTTTAACTTCAAAAACTCCAGCAATACCGGTACTATTTTTAGAAATCTTAACTAAATCTCCTGCTCTTAAAACTGGTACTCCAGGAACTGTCAAAGTAAATGTTTTCTCAAGTTTATTTTTTTCTTTTAAAACATTTACAGCTTTTATGGGTTTTTTCTCTTTTTGCTTCTTTTTCGATTTTTTACTATCTTTTGCACTTTTACCAGATTTTTTATTAGCTTTATTATCTTTTTTACTAGAACTTTTGCTACTTTTTTTATTTCTTTTTGTGTTTTTAGCCATTACTTCTTACCTCTTGCTTTACTTCGTTTAGAAGTTTTAACCCTAGTTTTTTCAGCTTTTTTATTATTTTTCTTATCCTCTTTTTTATCAGTTTTATTGTTTTTGGTCTTTTCTCTACCTTTTTTAGCTGACTTACCTTGATTGTTCTTCTCTTGTTTAACCATATATTGTAGCAATCCATATTTTTTGATATTTTCTTCATCTCTCGCTGTATCGACTTTATTCATTTTTTCATCATCTCCGTCTACGACAATGACACTATTTCTCATATTTTCAAAACTTACTGAATAATTAGGATCTTTTATAAAATTAAAAATATTTACAAATCCATCACCAATTGAAATTTTATATTCTTTGGGCTGTATTTTACCGTCTAAATATTTGTCGCTATTTCGTTTAACAAAATGAAAAGCATTATCTGCAAAATAAAAATACCAATTTTCCTCGGAATCTTCTTTTATAGTTTCTATTATTTTTTTAATAATATCGGCGATACTTTCCTTGTAATAATATTCATCAATTTTCACGCTGCAGGGTTCGATAGTTCCAACAGGCATATCAAATTCATTTAACATCTTTTTTATACATTTGTCCGCTTCTAAATTATCAAATTGAAAGATTTCAGATATTCTTGAAATATAAAAAGCTGGGTCATAAGCTGTAAATTTAGGAGCCTTGCTGTTTACACTAATTTTAGGAATTATCCCTTGAAATATCAGAGTTTCCATATTGTCATAAAGTTCCACAAAATAAGCTCCTTTATCCAAATCAATTGTGTGATATGGCATATCTTCCCTATAATTGTAAGCAAGTTCAAACTCCATTTGTGCTGTAATGTTGTCGATACTGCTTGATAACTGAATATTATCTTTTACAATGCTTGTCAAATCATATCTTTTACTGTCTGGATCAGTTACTATTATTTTCATCTTTACCACTTACCTTATAAAATAATTTTTCTTCAGTTACTTCGGCTTCTTCTATATCTGAAAACTCTGGAAACTCTTCAAACTCAATATCAAAATTTAAAGTCCCGATAGCGTCAAAACTGCACTCAAATTTATTCACAGTTGCAAGAAAATTCAAGTCAACAGGATTTAAAATAGAACTAAGAGTCCCTTTCCCTAATTTCCCTACTAAAATAACCCGTATCGGCTTATCAGATATTTCCAGTGATTTAAATAACAGGAATGTTGTAAACGGGTCAAGCAAATGGTGTGCCGCAAATTTATATTTTTGTTCCGGAATAAAAGAACTAAAAGCTAGAGACTGTAATTTCTTCTTATTTTTAAGTTTTAATATACCGTTTACGGTATCTATACTTTCCCATCCACCGATACTTTTAAATTTCATTTCACTAGGCGGAACTGGGAAAAGATAAAATTCTTTTAATTCTGATAGCTTATTATTTATTTGTGAAAACAAGGCATTTCCACCTGCTATATTGTCAACTTTTCCTTTTAAATCATTCAAACCACCAGCTAACATTCCTTTCGCTTTTTCAATGAAATTATTATCACCAAGTTTTTGGGATAAAAAATCCATTGTGTTAAATGATTTATTTCCTAAAAATTCCAGCTCCTTATAATCAACATTCTCGTCAAATTTAATAAATATTTTATAATCCAGTAGTCCCATAACCTATCCTTTCTGCAAACTTGCTGCAATTTTATTCGCTATCGCATCTCCGCTTGGAGCCGCTGGAACATTAACATTAATTTTAATAGCCCTTACTGCTCCTACAACTTCTCCTAACTTTCCAACAATCGCACTTTTAGTAGCAGAAATTTCACCTTTCAAGGCGTTAATTTGTCCTTTAATTTCTCCTAAAATACTGTTTCTAGTCGTATCAAGCGGATTTCCTTTTATATCTGCACTCACTTGTTTTACTGCTTGCTGTAAATTATTAAAAGCCGCAGGATCTATTTTCATTTGAGTATTCGCAAATGAACTAGGATCAACTTTCATCTGCATTTCATTGAATGCGCTTGGGTCTATTTTCATTTGGGTATTTGCAAGCGAACCAGGGTCAACTGAAACTTTAGCTGTCGGATCAAGTTTTACAGTTTGGGGTTGTGCGGGTACTGGAGATTGTTGAACTTGTTGAAACGACATTCCTGCTGGCTGGGCGTTAGTCCCCGCTTGTGCTATTTGGGTATTGACTTGTGCATTTATATCAACTTGTTTTTGCGCTGGTTTTGCCGCTTCAGCATTCAATTCTTCCATACCCTTTTTAACTTCATTTATTGATTCAGTAGCCTTTTGAGCATCATCTTTTCCAAATAATTTTTTAAAGAATCCACCAACTTTTGAAATAATTTTTCCAAAGAATAAAAAAGTATTTATAATCCCTTTTACAGCAAATCCAAGCACACCACCGATTATTTGGGCCAACCCTGTTAAGAGAGGCATTATAAATTGCAAAGCTCCTCCAACTACACTAGCTATTGTGCTAAATGCACCTGATATAGTACTTGCAAAACTTTGCCCTTGCGAACCTGCAAGTCCCGCAGCACTTGCAAAACTGCTAAGAAGGCTTCCTATAACAGAAAATACAGCACTAAATATAGATCCAAGAATAGATATTGCAGCTCCAATACTTGAAAATATAACAGTCAATACACTTCCAACAGCCTGAAAAATTGAACTAAATTGACTAGCATTTGACTGTATGGATTGAAAAAAACCACTAATTGCACTAGCCCATCCACTTATAAGAGGTAAAAAAGATTGCCCTATACTCGAAAATGCCGATCCTATTGCCGGAAGAGCTCCTTCAAAACTTTGAACTATTTGTGTTGCCATTGGAGTTATCGCTTGTCCTGCTTCTATCATTCCTTTTGCCATCGAAGCCTTCATCCGATTAATCGAAGGTCCTATTCCTTGGTCCATTTGCTTATACGCCTGTTCAGTTGCGCCATCAGAGTTTTGCATTTCTTTCATATTTTCTGCAAAATCTTTAGCATTTTTTCCAGTAACAGACAAGGCAAATGACCCCGCTTCAACACTTCCAAAAAATTCATTAATATTCTTACCACTTTTTTGTGCGTGCTGATCCAATGCCTGCATAGCAGTCTGCAAATTTCCACCTTGTGCTATAAAATCTTTAAACGATTTACCTGTTGCGGCCTTAAATTCTTTAGAAGCCTTTGACGAACCTTTTGAAAATTCACTAAATGCAGCTTTCATCTGTGTCATTGTCTCACTTGTAGGTGTTCCTTTTGCTGTCATAGTTGCTACTACAGCAGTCAAATCACTAAACTGTACTCCTAAGCTACTTGCTACAGGGGAAACTTGAGCAATACTGCTCGCCATTTCGCCAAAAGTAGTTTTACCTTTTCTTACTGCTGTAAACATTAAATCACTTGCTTTTTTGGCACTTATATTCTTAGCACCAAAGGCATTTACAACCGAACTTATACCATCCACAGCAATTGCTGTATCATTCAAACCAGATGCTATAGTTGCTTGCTGTGCTACATCCAAAAATCCCTTAACATCATTAGCCGCAACCCCAGCGGATAAAGCCTGATACATCGAAGCAGAAATATTATCAGCCGCTTGTCCATACTTTTGAGATAAATCCAATACATCTTTGCTTAATTTATCTTTAGTTTGCTGTGAAGCATTCGGCAACATCGTGTAAACCATGTTCATTCCTTTTTGAAAATTTCCAGAAGCCTGTACAGCTTTTACAGCAAAACCTGCTGTTGCGGCAGTAAGAGCACCAATCGCAACAACAGTTGCTCCAACAGGACCAGTTGCAAGTCCTGCAATTCCTTTTAATGCAGAACCTAATGCTCCTACTCCACCACCACTTGCACCAGCTTCAGCCGATGCCTTCGCAATATTTTTTAATTTAGTGGCAAAATTTCCTATACTTCCACCAAGACTTCCAGTCAAAAAAGAAAAAGCCTTTTTTCCAAGACTTCCTATTTTTTTCAAAGGTTCTATTAAAAATTTAAGTTTTCCGCCTATCGCACTTATAAGCGAAGCCACTTTACCACCAAAAGCTTTCATTAGCGAATTCCCTGTTCCCTCGGCAGCAGGTTTTACTTTCTTGATTTGCTCTCCACTTTTTCCCGCTTCGTCCCCCAGTTTTTTCACATCAGCGGAAGCCTTTTTAGAACTGCTGGAAAGTTTTTCTGTATCTGTTGCGGTCTTTTGTGCGTCATCTCCTAGTTTTTTTACTTTTTCTCCTGAAGAATTGGCACTATCCGCCGCTTTTGATAAACTTTCTCCTAATTTTTCATTACTAGCTGAACCCGTTTCAGCCGCCTGTGATAATTCTCCGAAACTTTTTGCAAGTGAACTGAATTTTGATATAGCTTCGTCTATCCCGTCAACCTTGACTTCCATAGCCATGACATTTCCACTATCCGCCATACAACATCACCCCCATTTTAGAGTATTCGGAAAATCTCTCGTTTTCTTTTTCCTGTAAAATCTCATAAGCCGCTATGTAATAATCCCAGATATAGCTGTCATGTATTTGGTTAAAATCAGCAGGTGTCCAGCCCTTTTGCATATAGTAAATAATTGCATTAAGTTCAGAATCAAAAATATTTTGACTTATTTTTTTTTTAATTCTACAACATTTGGATTTTTACTGCTTTCAAAAAGAGCAGTCTGTTTATTTATAACTAAAATTAATATTTCCATAATCTCGTTGTCAGTAAAAAAACTTTTAATAATCCCTGCTCTGCTTTGTGCTTTTAATTCCACCATCAGCTCCCCTGCCAAATCCGTAAAATTAGGTTCCACGAAAGTATCAAATAGATAATCGCAAATAACAGCATTTGATTTTGTAATTTTTTCAGCAAATATTCGTTCTATTTCTTTTTTTGAAATAGTAAAATCTGTAATTCCAATTTTACCGCAAAGTTCTATAAAGGCTTTAAAGTCAGGAACTTTTAATTTAAAGACAGTATCTTTGTAACTTTCTAAAGTAAATTCTACCAATGATTTTTCTTCACGAATTTTATTCGCTTCTTCACGCCTTTTCAATAATTCCTTTAAATCCATATTGAATCATTTCTCCCTTCTAAATTAACTCAACCGCTTTAAGATTTATTGGAAGATAACCGATTTTTAATTCTTCGTCCATTTCTTCCCCACGCTTAGCTTCTATAGAAAACCCGTCCTTATTCCAACAGTCAGTAATTCTAATTGCTTCAGCACCTGCAACATCAGGGTCGTCAACCTGGAAATATAATTCAAAATACACTTCATTCCCCTTAGCCAATTTTGTAAATTTCTTAAACCAATTTGAATTTAACTTATATCTTTTAATAGTACCTTCCCCACTAGCACCGACAATTTTTTCACCTTTCTGCCCTCCAGGAAGCCAAACTTCTTTTCTCTCTATTTTAGTCTCTATTTTCACTTCAGATACTTCCGCAAATACTTCTCCATCAATCATAAGCGTTCCATGTGAGCCAGAGATTACCTGATTTGCCTTAAATATATCCATTCTTTATCATTCCTTTCCTAACTTTGAATTATAGCTTTTCCAAAAAAGTCTTCCATACAGTCAAGCGGCATTAATTCATCACATTTTGCATAAACTACATCAACCGTATTAATTCTACGAAGTTTAGCTTCACTCATTTTATCCACTTCTTCTTTCGATATACCTTTTTCTGTCATCAAATATAATTTGTGCCGCTCCACATCAATATCAAAAGAATTTGAATAATCAGGGTCTAATATTCCTTGATTCATAAGACTTTGTGTGTAGGCATTGACCGCATTTAGAAAAGCCATTTTATTTAAATATCCATTTAATCTTGCACCTTTATAGTCATTCCAAGATTTTTTCAAATCCTCAATTATTGTGAATAAACTTCTTACGACTTTAACCTTGCTGAATCTACGCTGTCTAGTAGTATCAGGCGTTATAAATGAAGTAACTCCACGATTAATCACATAATAGCTGATTCCGCTGTCATCTTTTTGCACATTGACTGCTATTTTTCCTTGTTTAGTTATTTTACCTGGTTCAGCTGGAACATCACATTTTTCCAAGAATCCCATTTTCATATTTGTAATACTTCTTGAAATAGGACATCCCGCTTCCATACTAGCAATAGCAAGTGCAAATTCTTTATCGCTATATGTATGACCGTTCACAGTTGCTCCTGTTATGCCGCAATTTACCACTGCATGATGGTCCGGCGCTTTATCCGAAGCAACAAATACAAAAAAGTGGGCCTGGTCAAAATCCAGTGCTAATTTCCCCAATTCTGTGTTATGTCTACTTTTAGCGTAGCTTATTAAATTATCTGTCTCGCTTTCTGTTGCACTTGGTATAACTATACTGTCAACTCTACTTTCCAAATCGCTCAAGACATCTGTTATTTTTATTGATTCCCTTTCATCTTCCTTTACTCTTTTAACAATAACTTTATAAGGACTTCCAACAAATGCCAAATCTTTTAACAAGTTAAAATTTTCAGTACTCCAGTCTGTCTGTCGCACATCCCCTCTACTGTTAAAAGTGTAATCCCTGTCATCTTTTGTACTGTCAAACAGCACTACTCCTATGACTCCTTGCTCACTTCTGGCAATGGCAGTTCCTGCTCTTTCTTCGATTTCCAAAACAAACTTTGGACTTCCATTCATTATTCATCACTCCTTTTACTTAGATATATATTCTTAGCTGGATTATATTCCTTCATATTGTCAATTGCATATTTTATTGGAAAACTTGTATCAAATGTCCCAGTTATAAGACATATCCTCAAAGTTTCTTTTGCTTCTACCGATTTCAGTTCTCCAAATTGTAAACTCATTTTTTCAGAAAAGAATATTCTCTTGTTCTCATCTAAATTTTGTATTTTCTTTTGAATATCCAGCGCCTGCAAAATAAAGTTCCCCAAGTCATCCTGCACTTTAGGCTTTATAATATAAAAATTCAGTATTGCACTGTATTCTTTAGCATTTTTCACAATAATTCCGTTTATTTCACAAATTACTGAATTTATCACAAAATCCTCGGCTTCCAAGTCATCTGTTATATAAAACGCATAATCAGGATAATCTTTTTCCAGCTCTTCCTTAAATTTTTTAAATACTATGTCAAACATCACATCAGCTCCTAAAATCTATAAATCCGTCCATATCTATTGTCGTTCAAAAGACTTGAACCGCTGCCATCTTCAGAACTTCCTTTCAAACTTTCCAGCAACTTATAAAGCGTATCTCTCTTATCTTCTGAAATTTTTTCTTTTTCCAAACTTTCATATATTTTCCAAGCCACATAAAGCTCATTCAATACTCTTTTTGTTTCAGAATCCAAAAATTTATATTTCTCATCACCTATAAAAATCGTTACAAAAATTTTACAATCTGGGACAAGCTGATTATTTATATAATCAATAAATTCTTGAGCCGTCCTTTTTGAATATCTGCAAACTTCAATAGATACGACTTTAGGAATATAGGATATTTTTTCTAACAACTTTTCATCAAGTTCAGGAGCAGCTCCATTTTCAGAAGTTCCCCCCACCTTTTCCAGCATAATCAATCACTTCCTATTTTGAGTTGGGAACAATGGCGATGCTGTCCACATTAGAAATTTCATATCTGACAATAAAATCTTTAATAGCAACTACTGGAGCAAATGCTGATTTGCAGAACATTTTAGCTCTTGCAGTCTCTTTATTGGCAGCTGTTTCATCCAGTATTTCCTGTCCAACAAATACAAAAGGCTTTCCTGTCGCATCCACCGCTTCAAGTGCTGCAAATACAGGAACTAAAGCATTGTCATTTGATAAATAAATCATATTGTCAGTTGCAATATCTCTTCCATTAAAGTCTTGAGCAGTTCTCAACTTAGAAATTCTTTGTCCCAGCAAGTCTAAATAAACTTGTTTTTCATCAGCAGATAGCCCAATTGAATTGGAATAGGCTTTTGCAACTTCAATAAATTCATTGTTTTTGATTAACTTATCAAATAAAGTTCTCCCTAATTCAATTCTGTCTGGCATTACCCCATTTTTTTTCTCATAGTCATCAATTATGTCAAAGAAAAAAGTAACCCAGTTATTAATTTTCTTGGCATCTTTTGCAATTGGATTATTGAATTTAAAATCAATTTCAGTTTGAGAATTTGCTTGAACATATTTCCCTTGCAAGAAAGCATTAGCAGCCATTTTTTCCTTAGTTTTCAACATCGCATTTTTCAATTTTAAAAGCAATCTGTCTTCCTGATATTTTTGCGGATCAACCATTTGACCATTAATAAAGGTAGCAGTTCCGCCATTCATAATAGGCTTCAATTCATAAGAAGCAGCCACAATATCAGGCGTAATTGCCATACTTTCCATACCATTTACCTTTATGAAAGGAATTTCACTTCCACGCTCAATAATACTTGCTTCAACCAAGTAATCATTCAAATCTTTTAAAAGAATAGTTTCATTGTCGCTCATATATTCAGGATTTGCATTTCCAAATCTGTCCAGATAGTGTGTCTGAACCTTTGGCTCTACAACCGCATATAAAGCCATTAATTTTAATTGTATATCGTTTAACATCTATAATCATCTCCTCTGTTATTTTGCTTCAATATTATCAAATCTTACATTTATTCCGTATTTATCCAGGTTATCAAGTGCCGCATAATCTGTGTCAGTCACTCCAACAACAAGTTTTCCATCAATATCACTAGCCCTTACAACTTGAATCTTAACATCTTCAGTTGTCGCATCCACATCTTCATCCACACCGACATAAAAAGTTTTTGGCAACTTACCTCCAGGTGTGCTGGAATCATATTTCTTATATTTCCCAGTAGTTGTATCATAAACCAATGCCTGACCGTATTTTATAACTTCACCTTGTGCCAATGTAACCGTTTTTCTTGGAAAAAACTCATTTAGCACAATATCTTTTTTCTTATCTTCACCATAAAATTTAACTCTATTTTTCACATCCACCACTCCTTATTTAATATTGTTTCTAGCTTTATATCCTGCTATTTCATTGGCTATCATTTGCTGCTGTCTTGAAACTTCGTCATCATCGCTGCCAAACTCCAGCGGCTTATGCCCACCAAAACTTGGCAAGTTTTCAAACAGTTTAGATAAAATATCGCTTGACTTAACTGATTGATTATTTCCGTTTACAGAAAATTCAATAACGCCGTCATTATTTTCAAAAGATTGTTTAACAAATTCTTCAATACCTAATTTTTTCAAGGCAGGTGTTATTTTATTGGAGTTTTTCAACATAAATTCTCTTATTTCCTGCTCCCTTGCAAACTCTTTTTTAACTTCCGCTCTAATTTCGTCTTCAGTTTTATCAGGCCCTTTATCTTTTGGAATCTCAACTTTTTTCAATTCTTCTTCAGACAAGGTTTTCAATACTTCATTGACTGCTTTTATCTTGTCTTCACTTCTAGCTTCCAACAATTTTTTCAAAAAATCTTCAAAATTCATTCCGTCTTTCCCTCCATTATTATTTTTACCTTCGGCACTTCCACCGTCGCTAAATTCAATTATATTATTTTGATTAATCCAATCCATCTCAAATCCTTGAGAAAACTCTCCATCAGCAAAACTTCCGCTATTGCTGACAGCAGGTTCAACCCCAACAGGAAGTGCACCAACACGAGTTATCTCCCCATTTTCAATCTCAACAGAAAGCCTGTCGACCTTACGGTTCTTAAATTCTTTTCTGTCAAAGATTTCAACATTATCAGCAACTATCTCATCGCCTTTAATATTTATATTTTTGAACTTCCCAATAACCGGAATTTCATTTCTCAATACCCCAAGTTTTGTAAACTCGCTTGTATGATAAGGGATTATATCCAGCTCTTTCTTATTATTGACAAGACTAGCCAAATGCTTATTATCCCATTTGCCCTTATTGCCGTAATCCCCAGCTTTAAATAGTACAAAAGACATCTTTTTGCTCCTTTCTTCTTAAAAATTTATATAATAAAAAAAAATCAGCATACAACTGAATCATAATTT